TCATCGGGAATCAATTCAAACAGTTTTTCAAACGCACGAATTGAACGTTGATCGGGAAGAAATTTCGCCAGGTCGGCGCGTGTAGGTGAACGCGGATCAGCCATAAATTAAACCGCCATTGGTTCAATGCGTGCTTCAAGGCGAATCGCTGACAAATGCGCGTCACTAGTGCCACGAAAACGCTGAACACGCCAATTTCGAAGCGTACCTTGTTGAAGCCAAATCAATCGTTTGTTTCGTTCGCCGGTTTTTCCGGCTTTTATTGGTTTTTCCATTGACCAGGTTTCGCCGTCAATGGAATATTGTGTCCAAATCGTTGGGTCGTCGCCGAAAGCCGCGCGACCGGTCAACGCAACCAATTCGAGTTCGTGAACAATCGCCCCGCGTCCTTCGTTGTAAACAATACCGGTTCCAAAATCCCAACCAATCACCTGACCCCAATGACTTGAAACTTCATCGGTCTGATAACCAATTGCCGAACTTTGCGGATCGCCAACAATCCATTTGTCATAGCACCAAACGCGGTTTGAAACACGATGTTGGGCTTTTCCCACAACACTGGTTGTCAGAACAAACCAAATCGGTTCACCAACAGCTTGTGACGCCGCGCCATCATAAACCAAAGTTTGGTCAGGTAAACGAACATAAAGGTGATCAAGACCACCTTCCAGGTGTTTTTCAAAAACAACAGTTGAAAGTTGGTCTTCGCTATACCCCAACAAGATTTGATCAATTTCCCTAGTCGACAATTTTGTTGTTGAACCATTTAAACCAATCCAAATCGCCGGTGCTTCGTTTCGACCACCGCCAAGAAACGCGATTGCATCCATATAAACACAACACGCATGTGTTCCAACAACCCCTTTTTGAATTTGCGCGCCGTCAATGCGTTGAAATGGGAAAGTCGAACCCCCGATATTGTCGAAGGCTTCGATAGTGTAACGATTCAGCGCGTGCGGTTCGTTGCGAACTTTCAAAACAGCTTTGATTGGGTCGGGATCGGCTTCTGACGAACCATATTTTAACGGATTTACAGAAGTTGGGTTGGCCAGGTCGGTTACAATCAAGAATTCACCATCAGTCGACATGAAATAACCGTCAACCCATGTGAAATCAACAACCGTTCCAAGATCGTGGTCTGTAACTTGGGTCAACGCCGATCCGTTCCAATAAAACAACTTACCGTTCGATGCAATGGCCAAACGATCAAACGAATAATCCATCGTCACTTGAACGTTCCCGCCTACATCACCAAGAACTGTCACGGTTCCGTTTGCTGACACACTAACAAGTTTTGTCCCCATCACACGGTAACAAACACCATTCCAATTGATTGCACCGCGATCAACACCAGGGCCAATACCAAATTGAACAACACCGTCAGCCGGCCGCAAATACCCGTTGCTGATCCCCTGTTGCTTTGGAACCGGCACCATGTTTCGCGGATAGCTTGTTCGAAAGTCGGAATTTTCGTCGGTAAAAATGCCGTTCAAAATTGGAATTTGCATCAATTACCCCACACGGTACCAAGTTGATGTTTGGGCATCATACTTCAACGTGAAGAAATCGTCAGCGCCAAGCGAAGTTGGTTCGCCGGTGACAGCCGTCGCGCCGTTTCCGTCAATCGTCAACGCGGTAACTTGTTGCGTACAATTCACAAGAACACGTTGTTTGTCGACACAATTGGCAACAGCGGGAAGCGTGATTGTTCCGGTCGCAAATCCGGCGGTCGGCGTCAAAATCAAATGAATGTTGTCGCTCCCGTCAGTGATCGCGACATTGAATCCCGTCGCTGAAGGTGCCGAACGTTGGGTTGTGTATTCCTGAACGCCCGTAAAAGAAGGAAACGTCAAATTATCTTGCATGTACTGTTGCAAGACTGACATCGCCGCTTTACGCGCGTCACCGTTGCTTTGGTCGAAAATCGGAACCAGGTCGCCGCCCTGAAGCGAATCAACGGCTGAAAGTCGGTTGATTTGTGGCATCTTAACCCCCTTTAACTAAAATCAAGAACGCCGTCATCACCCGCCAACAGCGGATCGCTTGGGCCTTCCAAAAATTCACGACTATCGCCGCGATGCGGTTTGTTTCCAGCGCCCGAAGGCATTGAACCAGGTAATTGCATTTCAGGCGGCTTCGCGCTGATCATCAACAAACCGTTCAACGCGTCTTTGGCGTTGCGTTTGGTGTCGGGCGAAACGGCCTTGCCGAACCCTGGTGCCAATTGAATGGCCAAATTCAGAATGACCGCTTGATTTGCTGAATCAGGAACACCCGATTCTTCATCAAGATCGCTTCCACCGGCGGTTGATGGTAAAGGATAACCAAGGCGAACACCTTTGTTGTTCCAAGTCGCCATCATTGAATCAAGGCGACGCAACGCCATGTTCATTTGTTCGGGTTGCAAGTCATAAACATAAGCGGCCAACCCGATTTCTTCGAATGCAGCTTCAACGAATTGTCGCTTTGTCCAAGACATCATTCGCCCCTTTAATCTTGCAAGTGTTCGTTCAGAACTTCTTCAAGTTCCGCTTTGCTGGCACGCGAATCAAATTCAACGCCAAGTTCTTTCAGTTTAGCGACGATTTCTTTCTTGGTCACGCGACCGTTTCCATCAGTGTCAATTTCGGCTTCAGTTGCTTGTTTGGCTTCAACAGTGGTTTTGTGCCAACCGTCTTTCAGCGCATCTTCAACAGATTCTTCGCCAACAATTGTGTAATCGAAAAGATCGCCGTGAATTTTGTGTTTACCAGGGTGGCAATAAAGCATAGTTGGATTTTTCATTATCTCACCTTGTTGTCAATGGGTTTGAAAAAGGGGCGGCTTCGGTCGCCCCTTTTTCAATCACCGATTAGGTTTGGCTGAACAGTTCAATACCGGCCATTTCAGGGTTCTTACAAACAACCCCAAACAGAGTATCAAGGCGATACTTGTGCTTCATGGTATTGATGTCGTATTGCTTGGTCATGCAAACTTCGATGCCCTGGTCAGTGGTGCCGCGCATAACGGCAACGCCTGAACTTGGGTCAACAACGTAACGACCAGGCAAGATTTCCAGCGCGTCTTTCTGCCAGAATGGGTTCACATAAGCGTCAGCAATGTTCAGCCAAGTGATCGCCGCACCGTTGGCCGGTGTTGCGGTGACATTCTGATATTGCGCTTCAGCGTCAGTGCCACCACCGTTCGAAATGATCGCGGGGCTGATCTTGATCACGCCAGAACCACCACCACCAGAAACAATTTCAATCACGCGGAAAGTCTTCAACTGACCGGTGTCTTGCTTGGTGATCATGTGAACAGCGTTCACGCCAGCGATGGTGAAACAGTCACCCGCCTTGATGGTGCCAGAAACAACGGCAACAGTCAGGTTTTGATAACGGTTGTCAACGTTGCTGACTTCGCCGGTTGCAGCGGTCGAAGTTGCGGCTGGCGTGTGGTACTGGTTCGCACCGTTCACGGTGACAGTGGTGCCGGCGGCGGCTGTCAGGCGGTTGGCGTAATCCAATTTGAAGGTGTCGAACGAAGCAATCTGACCGACATACGCTTTCTGATAAGCGGTTTTCGGAAGATCAGTCACGTTCTGACGACCCGCCAGGTTGCTTGCAAGACCGTTGTAATCACGGGTTGAGAATGCAGCATAACGATCGTAACCAGGCACGCCGATTTCGTTCATAATTGCTTCACATTCCGCAACGTCGTCGAATCCGGCGGCGGCGGCTGAACGGGCAACAACAAGTGAACCCTGATTCGCCGCAACGTTCATCAAAGCAACGTTCACGTCACTAGCCAGTTTCAGCTTCGCGGCATCACCAAGACGACCTTCTTGAAGCATGTCGCGAAGTTCTTTCGCGTTCAGCGACCAAGGAACAGTCTTGTTGAAACCAAGTGATGCCGGAACCGACAGTTGGGTCATGTCTTTGAAGCTGGCCGAAATGTCAGTGCCGGCCGCGCCGTCAATGGATTCGGCAATGTAAGGCATCGGGCGCCAAATGGTGTCGTTTGCACGCTCCATTGTTTCGCCTTCAGTCTGATAAACCGAAACGTTTTTGGAAAGAACCAACGCGTCGTTGAAACCTTCCAGAATATCTTCGAACGCGACGCGTTCTTCTTTAGAAAATGCGTTTGCCATTTTCGTGTTCTCCTAAAATTTAAAAAGTTTTTAGCCGGCGCGTTTTTGCTGTTTATACCGACGAACTTTTGAATAGTCACCGGTTTTTTCAGCTTCAGCGCGCAACCGCTCCAACGTTGAGTCAACCGAACCCGACGGTTTCGCATTTCCGCGAATAGTCTTTTCCGGCTTTGTCGCCGCCTTTCGATTTGTTACTTTCAATTGAGTCTCCAATTTAGCAACCGCAAAGGCGAACTTCACGGGGTCTTTGATGCCTGACAATTCCTTCGCTTTCTTCGGGTTTTTACCCAACGCATAAAACACCAACGCGGGGTTTTCGGCCCCCTGAATCATCATGCCTTGTTGCATTTGGCTGAAATTATCCTGAACAAATGCTTCAGCGTCGTCAAAATCCTTGACCTTCAGGTCGGCCTTTTTCTTGGTGTAGCTGTCAAGATTGTTTTGCCATTCCTGTTCGCCCTTGCGCTGGTCTTCTTGCGCTTTGGCTTCCGCGTCGTCGTGTTCACGTTTCTTTTCATACCAATCAGCAAGACGCTGATCAAACACTTCGGTGTCATAGTCGCAATCTTCAAGCGTCGGCTTTTTGCCCAATTCAACCGGCTTTTGATCGCCGCCCGACAAGGCTTCCAGCTTGGCTTTCAGTTCGCGATTTTCGCGTTGCGTTTCCCGATGACTTTTCCGTAAATCACGCACCCAACCAGGTGCCTTTTTGTCATCATCGTCTTGGGTCGGCGATTCCCCATCGATCGAAACAACAACTTCATCGTCGTCACCTTCGTCATCTTCTTCGGAATCATCGTCGTCTTCAGAATCGTGTTCAGAATCAACCGAATCATCGTCATCTTCGACGGTTTCTTCAATGTCATCTTCAACTTCTTCGTCTTCGCCGGCGTCCAAATTAACGTCTTCCGGTAATTCAAAATCGTCGTCTTCGATCTTCACTGCCTGTTTGTTCATGTTAAAACCCCATTTTCTAACTCACCCGCTTACTTTATAGCGGTTGGGCGGTTCCCGCTTTTCGCACCGCTTCGGCCGTCTTCAACAACTGTTCTCGGTCATCGCGATCGATGCCGGCAATTGTTTCGGCGGTCTTGGCTTGTGTTTCTTCAGCTTTTGCAATCGTCAGAATCGTATCGGCACGCGCTTTCGCGGCCTTCGCCTGTTCATTTTCGGCGGCTGATTGCAAATAAACAGCGTTCGGATCGGTCGGCGCATTTTGCGCGGCTTGTGCCATTTCCAACGCTTCTTGTTCAGTCGGTTCGACAACACCCATTTGAACCAGTTTGTTGCGGAAGAATCCGCGAACATCATTCAACCCTTCGCCTTCCATGTTCATCATGGCCATTGAAGTCAAAACGGTCATTGTTTGTGGGTCTTGGGTGACAGCCATCATTCCAGTGATGGCGCGAACGGTCGCGGCACGCTTCGAACTGGAAGACGGGCCGACATCAACCGCGATGTCGAACTTGGCTTTGCTCAAATCGTTTTCATATTCGGTTTCGCCGCTTTCAGCGTTCAGCGCCGGCCGATTCAATTCGATCATGTCGGTTTCATAGTCGCGGCTGACAACCTTCATTTTGCGACCATCTTCAACAAACAGGTCTTTGGCCATACCAAGCCAGATTTCACCCGAACGCTTGATTGCCTTGGCCATGTTCGACATGTAGATAAATGTTTGCATGTCCAACTTGTTTTGAATCAGTTCGATCGCCTTGCCAGAAATGTTCGAAACAATTTCTTCACCGGCCTGTTGATTGCCAAGCAAGTCTTTGATGTCTTGTTCGGTAATCTGAAGCAATGCGGCCATTGCTGGCGGTATTTGCGGCGGCTTGGTGTACGCGTTCGGCGCGGTCGAAACGATGTTGCCGTTGTCATCGGTCAGCGGATTCAACAGCAAATAAGGATAATTCTTTAAGTTGTCTTCAGACCACATGATTTCGTGACCGGCGACTTGTTCGGGTGCCAAGATTGGTTTTTCAACAGTTGACAACGCGCTGATTTCGCCCAACTTCGACAATTGCATGTTCTTCAGGCGTTGGGCGTCTTTGGCAAGGCGAACATGACCCATGCAACGTTCAACGTTGTCAATGAACCAGCGTTTGCCGTACATCGGCACAATGGGAATGTGACAACCGGCAATGATGCCGCAATCTTCCAGTATTTTGCCGCCTGAAAGAATGTATTTGTGAACCTTCTTCCGACGAACCTTCTTTTCGCCGGTCTTGGTTGCACCAATAGCAATCAGGGTTTCTTCAAGTTCATCGTCGTTGGCGAAATCGGTGTCGGAATAACGTTCTTCAGCACCATCAAGGGTTTTGTAAATGTGGATTGTTTCGCGTTTATATTCGACGCGATAATATTCGGCCACATAAACAACGTCAGGTGATGACCAGTCGAATTCGGTTTGGGTAATGCCTTTCGGCCAGCTTGCCGGATCATCGCCCCATTCATCTTCGTATGCCGCCGGCGACATGGCCGACAGTACATAACACGAACGCGCGTCGGCTTTATCCTGGCGCTTGGCGTTCAGGTCAAAGAACACCGACGTGTCGGCGTCATAAATCGGTTCAATACAAATGCGTTGATGATCGTTTTCATCGTCATCTTCGTCTTCATAGTCAGCGCGAAGGCGCCAAGCACCGAAACCACCACCAACCGCTTCTTCAAACGCGTTGTCATAGGCTTCGTCGGCACCACTGTCTTGTTCATCGGCACGATAAAGGCCGTCGCATGTGTCGGCCAGCTTGTCAGCGTCGGAACCGTCTTTGCTGACGAAATCGACGGTGATGCGATTGTTGCGATATTCGTTGATGATACGAATGACCGCCAGGTGAATCTTGTTGACTTCAAATTTGGGTTTGTTTTCGAATTGATCGCCCAAATCACCTTCCCATTGGGCGCCGGCGATAGAATAGAAACGGCGGTCTTTCAGACATTGAAGCCGTTCGTCACGTTGCGCCGCCTGAATATCGTCAAATTCAGACAATGCTTCAGCGTGAACTTCGGCAAGACGCTGTTCCTTCGTTTTCGCCATTAGCATAAACCCAAAATATAATCAATCATTTTGTATTATCTACCATTTATTTGCAGAAGGCAAAGGATTTGCTTTTTTCTGCTGCTTCTTGCGCTTCCCAACAACCGACGGGAACAATTCAGCCAAACACCAAATCGCCGCGTCAGCGCGGTTCGGTGACTTTTCGCCGGTGTAGCCGTTTGTTGAAAACCCGCCCAATTCTTCTTCAAGTTCAATCTGACGGCCAACAATTCGAACCCGACCGTCTTCAAACAACGGCGAAAACGGTTCCGCGCGCTGAACCTTACCCCTGGAAGCGTTTACAATCTTATAGTTCACATTGCGATCAGCGGTTTGAATGACAAACTTCACCATTGCCCCGCCGAAGTTCTGTTCACCAACCATCACATCGGCGTCGTGTCGATGATACGCCGACACCGCCATTTTCCCCCATGTACCTGGCCCCGCTTTGATTGTGGCGTCTTCGATCAGGTACGCATTACCATCAACACCAAGGGCGGCGATATAAATCCCGATCGCGTCATTGCCTTCGCTGTTATCATCATCAGCGCCCGACGGGTCAACGCCAACCACCACCCGCGCTAAATCAGGCAAATCAGCCGAATCTTCAACCCGATATTGTTCAATCGCGGCTTCACTGAACAGGGCGTTCGGGTTGGCATCCTTGAATTCGCCTTCAAGGAAACGCTTTCGCAAATGCGCCGGCAAACCTTCCAGGGTTTCGATATACGATGCCGGCAAGTTCGCCAGGTTGTCGGTTGGGTTCATTTGAATCGACCCGTACAAATGGCGATTCGGCAACGGTTGTTTGGTGTCAGGATCAAGCTGTTGAACGAACACTTTAAACGTCCAATGGTTCTTGTCAGGCGGGTTGCAGTCAAACAGCATTCGCAACTTCAGCGGAACACCGTCGTCTTGATTGCAATTTTGCGCCAATCGGGTGATGACAATGCCGACTGACCGCCAGGGTATTTGCGAACATTCGTTCAGATAGATCGTCGCGAATTCCTGGCCAAGAATCTTTTCAGTGCGTTCTTTGTCATCCAAACCGCCAAACCAGATTTGCGAACCATTGTCGAACGTCACAATCCAATCGGTTTTGTTCAAATCGTATTTGGTGCCAGGGAAACAAATCGACATCACCTTCGGAAAGGTGTCGAAGATGATTGACGCCTTCACGGCGTTGAAGCGAAAGCGAAGAATCGCATGGCGTGAACCCGATGCCTTCAAAGCGCGGATCACAATCGCATAAACAGCCAGAAAGGTTTTGCCGGAACGCGAACCCCCGAACAACATGAAGAATTGGAACACTGACGCCAGCATTGACCGCGCTTCAAGTTGCTTGGGCGTGAATTCAAAGGTTGGCATCGTCGCCCCGAATGATCACTGAAACAGGGTTTTCGGCGTCACCTGAATGGGTGATTTTTTCGCCGTACTTCTTGGGGTTCCATTTGGCCAACAGCTTCAGGCGCGTTTCAATCTGAAGTTTCCGATGACCCAAAGCGTCTTCAATGACGACTTCCATTCCGTCTTCAGTCTTCTTGACACGCTTACCTTCAACCGGCGTGTTGGCGATTTCAAGGCATTCTTGGGCAATCACGTCGTGACCAATATCGCGTGCGCGCGCGAAGCGTTTGGAAAATTCTTCATTTGATTCCAACCAATCATAAACCGTCACATACGACGGGCAACCAGTTTGCCGGCAATAATCACGAAGGGTTTTCCCGTCGCTAATCCATGCAAGTATTTTCGGAATATGTGTTTCGGGTTTGTATGTGACCGAACCTTTCGGGCGACCCCGTTTCTTTGGTGCAGCTTTGGCCACCGCCGGTTTCTTCGCGGCCGGTTTTCGTTTCGCCGGCGCCTTTTTGGTTTCAGTCATGCGCTTCACCTTCCGTTTCCATTTCAATCAACAAATCGATGAAATGGCGTGCTTTCTTCAAATCTTCAATGCCGTTTTTGTCTTTCCACCGGCTGACATACTTGATCACCGACGATTCGCAAAAACCCAAACCGTTCTTGTGGCAATATTCAACGGGCTGAATTGGCAAATTTTTATAATGGCCGCCCCCTTCTTGACGATCAAGCGCGCGCGACATCATTTTCACCTTCTTGTTCTTTCGCCAGGTTGGCGACAGCAATTTCAATTCCGCGACTGACGTTCCCGCCGCCGATCTTCGCGGCCTTCTTTTTGATGTGTCGATGCAACGACACGTTCACACGTTCTTTGACCTTTTCACGGTCTTTCATCTTCGGTCGACTCATTGTGCCAGCCCATTTAATAACATCAAAAACAAGTTTACCTCTTGTTGTGTATAAAAACAAGTTTGGGGCGCGGTGCGCAAGGGGCGCGGAAAATCCTTCTATCGCCAACGCTTGTCACGAAATTTTTATAAATACCCATTTTCTTATTTTTACCCTCACTGGATCTTTATTTATACTTTTATTAAACACCAAGCACCAAATAATAAGAATATATAGGAAAATCAAGGGTTTGGAGTGGGGCGCGGTTTGGGGCGCGGTTCAAAATCATTGCGCCCCAATCGCTATTTTTGCGCCCCATAACGTCAAAGACCTTCAAACCCGTCGCCATCGTGAAAATTCTTCACCGCGTCACGCGCTGATTTTTCGTCGTTCCGCGCCCCAAACCAGACGTAATGATTCTTACGATTTTTGGCGATTTTTATCTTTCGATCATTGATTCTTCGATACCCCATTTCAAGCAAAATGGCCGATGTTGCCCGACCGTTTGGCAAATGGGTTCCTTCAATTTCGCACAATTCATTCAACCAGGTGACATCAAGCACGTTTTCATTAATCACATCGCATTCGTGCATTGTGATGGCGTCTTCCAGCATTTCGCGTTCGGGGCTGATTGCCATGTTGATCATTGCTTCACGCGCTGACGTGTCGGGCGCCCGACCCCATGCAACGAAACCGGCTGACAGCTTGCGGGTTTTCAGATAATACGCCAACGCATCGGGGCGACGTGCCAAAGAATCAAACAAGGTGTCGAAATAATCTTCAGCGCCTTCGCGACCCCCAAGTTCACGGTATAGTTGCGCTTCGCTTTGCACCCTGGAAAACAGCACGCAATAGCGACGATCGCCTTCAATTAACGGGATGGCGTCAACATGGTTTGTCAATAAGAAGTAGCTGGTGAAGTTGGGAACGGTGCGGTGATCACGGCCTTTTTCTTCAATCATCACCGTGTCATTGGTGATGAACGGCTTCATGCGATCCAACACTTCATATTTATTGGTGCCTGAAATGCGGATTTCTTCAACCGCATTCACAAGCGCACCATGCGCCCAACCGGTAAAGCGGCCGGCGATTGATGTTGGATCAAGGTTTTTGACGTTGGTGCCAAGCACCTGTTGAAGCACGTTCACGAAATAGGTTTTGCCGGTGCCTTGCGCACCCTGAAGCAACAATGCCCAATTGACGCGTTGACCAGGGTTTTGCACCACATAGCAAAGCCAATCCAACAAGATTTCGCGTTCTTTTGGGCTTTCAATGGTAAATTCAACATGCTTCAAAAAGACATCAACGCACGCTTGGCCGTCTTTATCCAACGATTGACATGGCTGAATCCCTTGCGACACGAATGAATTCAACATGGTTTTGCCGTCGCTTTCGAACATTTGGCCGGCACCTGGAAAGAACATTGTGTCGACGACGGTTGGCATCTTATGATCAACAAGACCCAATTGCGCGGCTGACTTTTCGGCAATGATGCAATCCATTTCGCGATCAAATTTCGCGTTGAAGGCTTCGCGCTTGATGGCATAGTGCAATTCTTTGTTGTGGAATTCACACGTTGATTCGACATAAACCCAAGGTTCAAGCCATTCGGGCGCGTCGCCGGCTTCTTTGTGTCGCTTTTTATGTGCCAAAGCGGCTTTGATGTCGGTTTTGGTGATCCCTTCAACTTTGCCAAAAGACTTCGCCAGGCGTGCCGCCAACATGGCGCGATGGTCAGATTGAAGAACGATGTCGGGCATCTTGGCGATGCGGGTTTTGAAATCCTGATATTGGTCAAGTGCAACAATGGTGTCAGCTTCTTCCAACAACGCTTCAAGGGTTTCGCCACCAGCACCACCAACAGCCAAGCCGCCGGATTCACGAACGTGAAAGATCACCGACGCGAACGTGACGACTTTGGTTGAATTGCCGAATGACCGCCATTTCATCTTCATTTGACTGTCATCGTGCTTCGGTGACTTGGCCGACCAGTCAACCCATGTGTCGAAACCGGCTTTTGAACCGCCGAATTGATGATTCAGCGCGGCACCAACCATCAACCATTGGTCATATTCCAAGCCGTCGGCCGGATAGGCTAACAAATAGGCGTCGATTTCTTCAGGTTCCAGGTCAAGCGGCTGTTCGGCCAGCATCGATTCAAGGTCGTCGCCGTCAGCGTTATCTTCGACAACCACCGGCAAGTTCTTCAAATATTCATCAACATCAACCGGCGCGCCGCCTTGAATCATTGACCAGGCGTTCGACACGTCAGGGCAAGTCGGCATGAACATTGCCTGATTGGGTTTGAAGGAACATTCATCAAGCGACAACGACACGGTTTCGCCGAACGCCCTGGAAAGCTGGCGGTATTCGTCAGGCGTCACTTCGCGCGATAACGGAAGCACCACCCGAACCGATGTTTTATCGTCAACGCCGTGTGAATAGGTGGAATAGGCGCAAAAAGCGTTTTCGATGTCCATAATCAGCGACAATTCGACTTCTTCAACGGGCATGTCCAATTTGTCGATGTCCAATGCCAACAGTGTCATCGCAACCAAGTCGGCTTCTTTGCGGCGTTCACCTTTGAAATAGCCGCCGACGAAGTATGCACCGCCTTTTTTGTCGGCTTGCTTGTGTGTCGTCAGGCCGGCCGATAATTTTTCCCATGTGGCTTCGGTCTTTTTGACTTTGCCGAAATCGGTGCCAGTTGAAAGGGTGATCGGTTTATTTTCTATCATTTGAGTCTTCCATTTTTACGTTTACGATGTCGCGCGCCAAAAAACGCCCGTCAGTCAATGCTTCAATTTCAATCGCGCGCGCCGCCGGAATTCCTTCAGTCATCCATTGCGAAACGGCTGCTCGACTAACCCCCATCACCTTGGCCAGCTTTGCTTTGCCGCCAAAGTGTTCAATTATTTCTTCAATCATTGGGTTGCGCCCTGTTGTTTTGTTGTGTATATTAAGCATAGCTTAACACGATGAACGGAGAAAATACAATGTTAGAAGCTGAAATGAAAATCCTGAACGAACGTTTGGACAATCTGAACATGAACCTTGAAGTGTTCAACAAGAACATCGAAGCGTTGCTGAAACAAACCCCCGCGTCTGTTACTGACGAAGCACCGGCTGAAGAAGTTGTTGAAGATACGCCGGAACCCAAAAAGAAGCGCGCGACCAAGAAAAAGGTCGAAAAACCGGCTGAACCTGAAACCGTCGAAGAACCTGAAACCAATGTTGACCAGGGTGAAACCGTCAGTATTGATGACTTGCAACGGTTCGTGTTGGGGATTGTTCGCGAAAAACGTCATTTGCGTGACAAAATCAAAGACTTGGTTCAGGAAATCACCGGTGCCAAGTTCATGGGTGACGTTCCCGCCGAAAAGGCCGGTGAACTGAAGGCTGCAATCGAAAAATTGGCTGGTGGTTCCGATGAATAGCGCATTCAGTGAAGTGACGCTTCGCAATTTATCAATCGAAGAACTTCAGCGTCATGCTGAAACTGATGACGGTTGTTTGATGGAATTGGGTCGACGCGCAATCGACATTGACTTTGAATCCAAAGACGCTGAAATCGAAGAACTTCAAGAAAAGGTCGAAGAACTTGAAGCGTTGAACAAAATGGAAGAATGCCCCGAGTGCGGGGCGTGTCTTTCTGACGCACTTTAATTGAAAGGATAAACGAAAATGACTAAACAACACGCAAAATTGAGCGCCAGCGGTTCTTCACGTTGGTTGAATTGCCCTGGTTCGGTGAAGGCTGAAGAAGGCATCAAAGAGCAACGAAGCAAGTTCGCCGACGAAGGTTCGGCCGCGCATGAACTGGCCGAACAATCATTGCTTCAAAATATGCACCCATCAAATTGGTTGAACGAAGCGTTCGCCGAATACCCTGATTTTCCGGTTGATCAAGAAATGGTCGATTCAATCGTCATTTATCGGGATTTCGTGAACAGTTTGCCAGGTGAAAAGCTGATCGAACAGCAAATTGACTTCAGCGATTGGGTTCCCGAAGGTTTCGGCACCAGCGACGCGCTTGTGATCCACAAAAACACGCTTCACGTTGTCGATCTGAAATATGGCAAAGGTGTTCCGGTGTCACCTGAAAACAACAGTCAGGCGATGCTTTACGCCTTGGGCGCGTATTCGTTCGCCGAAGGGTTGTATGACATCAAGCACGTTGACATCACCATTGTTCAGCCGCGTCTTGATCACATTGAAACATGGCGCGTCAGCGTCGAAGACTTGCTGAAGTTCGGCAACGAAGTTCGCGCCAAAGCCGAAGAAGCGTTGGCTGAAGAAGCGCCGCGCGTGCCTGGCGAAACACAATGTCGGTGGTGTAAAGCGAAAGCAACTTGCCCCGCGCTGAAGAAAATGACCGACGATTCGGTGATGCAATTCTTCGACGAACCGCTTGAAAGCCTGAACGAAGACGGCCTGAAAACCGCTTTGGACAACAAAAAGTTGATCATGGGGTGGCTTGATGCGGTTGAAGATTTGGTCAAGCAACGCCTGACCGACGGCGAAGGTTTTCCAGGTTACAAGCTGGTGGCCGGTCGTTCAACGCGGTCTTGGGCGAACGAAGCTGACGCCAGTGTTGCTTTGCTTGAACGCATGGAACACGACGACGCGTTCGTGACTAAGATCATCACTCCCGCACAAGCCGAAAAGAAATTGGGCAAAGCAAAGGCGAAAGACATTCAAGATTTGATCGCCGTCAGCACCGGCAACCCGACGTTGGTTCCCGAATCCGACAAGCGCCCTTCAATCAACATTACAATGGAAGATTTCGACTAATGTCTAAAATACTAGATTTCAAACAAAAACCCCTTTGCATTTATCACGCCCATTGTCTTGACGGCTTCACGGCCGCTTGGGTTGTGAAAAAGCATTTTGGTTTCGGTGCCGACAAGGTTGATTTTCACGCCGCCAGTTATGGGCAAGAACCGCCGCATGTGTTGGGTCGCGATGTCATCATGGTCGACTTCAGCTTCAAGCGCGATGTGTTGCTTGGAATGGCGAAGGTTGCGAATTCAATCCTGATTTTGGATCACCACCAAAGCGCCGAAGAAAACCTGGTCGATTTGCCGCACAACGTCACGGCCGTGTTTGATATGAACCGAAGCGGGTGCGTGATGGCTTGGGAATACTTTTTTCCAACCGAAGCCCACCCATTAATGACGATGCACGTTCAAGACCGCGATCTTTGGACGTTCGAATTAACCAACACCCGAAACTTTTGCGCCAACCTGGCCAGCTTTGACATGACCTTCAAGAATTGGAACGACATTGACGCGTTGTGCCAGGATGATGCGAAATATCAAGCGTTTGTTCTTCAGGGTGAAGCCATCAATCGGGCGCACATGAAGAACGTCAAAGCGGCGATCAACAACGGCGTGATGCGAACTGAATTGGCGGGTTTCGATGTGCCGATGCTGAACACATCGCCGAACATGGTCAGCGACGCCGGCAGCATCATGGCCAAAGACGAACCGTTTGCGATGGTGTATTGGCAAGGGCCGAACGGTACGACGTGCAGCTTGCGAAGCGTTGAAGGTGGTGAAGACGTGGCGAAAATCGCTGAACAGTTCGGTGGCGGCGGTCACAAACACGCGGCCGGCTTTACGGTGAAGAAACAATGAATCCGGTGTGGGCCGTCATGTGCGTGACGGCTTTAATCTTTGGAATTTTCGCGCCGATTGCCGTTTGGCCGTTGAAGCTGGTGGCGATTTGGTGCGCCTATCAATATTTTAAAATGGGAAATGAACAATGAATAAAATCGACGTTCTTGATCACGGCTTCGTTCGCCGGCGAAGACCAGGGAAGCGACACCCGCTTGGTCAACTATTTGATGCGGAACGGCCACAACACCCCGTTCGAATCGGTCACATTCACTTTCGACGTGAAGGCGCCGATCTTCGTGTTTCGCCAGTGGCATCGCCACCGCACACAATCATACAACGAACTTTCGGCACGTTATCGCCCATTACCTGAAGAATTTTATGTGCCTGAAGCTCATTTGATTGGTAAACAGAACAAAGACAACAAGCAAATGCGCGACCCAATGACCCGCGAAGAATATGAACAATTACCCGACGGTGAAAAATCACTGGTTGACGCGATGCGTGACGCGATTGTTGAAAACAACGAACGGTCTTTTCGAACATACGAAACATTGATTCAAATGGGAATGCCCCGCGAATTGGCGCGTTCAGTGTTGCCGGTCGGCACCTATTCACACATGTTTGCAACGATGAACCTTCACAACCTGTTCAGGTTCCTGGCCGAACGCCTTCACCCGCATGCACAATATGAAATCCGCGTGTATGCTGAAGCAATGTTGACCTTGATCGAACCAATTGTGCCAGTAGCCGCCAGTGCGTTCAAAGAGCGGTTGTAAGAATGGTCAAAGTGATCGATGAAGCGTCGCCGCTTTGGCAATGTGTTTTGAACATGACCTTGGCGGCGTACCTATGCGACAAACCTGACAAACAAATCAAGCGTATGGCGCGGAAATATCGAAAGAAGTTCCCCGCCGATAACACCGCCGCGCAAGGTGTATTCGACACCCTGATTTCGGCACCGCAACCCGCCAAGGTTTGCAAAATAGCATATGACGAATTTTCGAAATAGGCTTGTTTGTCGGGTTTTCTTGTGTATAATAACTAATGTCGAACCGATCCGACATAAACGTAAACATTCAAAACCAAAAGGTGAAAATCAAATGGCTAAAATCAAACTTCAAAACGTTCGTCTTTCTTTCCCGTCATTGTTCCGCAAAGCGGTCTTCGAAGGTTCCGAAACCAAGTATGAAGCGACTTTTCTGTTGGACAAAGAAAAGCACGCTGACGCGATCAAAGAATTGAAAGCGGCGATTTCCAAGCGCATCAAAGACGATTTGAAAGGTGCCAAGCTGTCGGCTGATCGCATTTGTCTGAAAGACGGTGACGATTTCGATTATGCTGGTTATGCCGGACACATGTCATTCAAGGCTTCCAACAATAAACGCCCACTAATCATTGACCGTGATCGCACGCCGCTGACTGAAGACGACGAACGTCTTTATGCTGGTTGTTATGTGAACGCGGTTGTTGAACTTTGGGTTCAGAACAACGGCTTTGGCAAACGCATCAATGCCAACCTGTTGGGTGTTCAGTTCTTCAAAGACGGTGAACCGTTTGCCGATGGCGAATCCGCATCGCAAGACGATTTCGACGCGTTTGACGATGATGGAAGTGAAGACGACGATTTCTTCAACTAAAATTTTACAATATTCGTGACGCCCTTCGGGGCGTCTTTTTTCAACTCAACAAAAAGGCCACCCCTTTATGAGTGAAGTTATAATTGATTGTGAAGTGTACCGAAATTACTTCTTGCTTGCCGCGCGTCAGATTGGCACCGGAAAGCTGGTTACTGTTGAAATGCACAATGACAGTGAACCAACCATCGAACGCGGCAAAGTCGCCGCCTTAATGCGTAAAAACACGACGATCAGCTTCAACGGGTTGTCGTATGATTTACCAATCATTTGGGCGTTCATCGCCGGCAAAACCAACAGTCAGATCAAAGACCTTTCCGACGCAATCATCAAATCGAACTTGCCGGCGTGGCAAGTGTTGAAAAGCAAAGGCGTCAACATTCCCCGAACTTGGGATCACATCGACTTGATTGAAGTTGCACCTGGCAAAGCGTCACTGAAAATTTATGGCGGTCGATTGGGTGTTCAGAAGATGCAAGATTTGCCGATCGAACCCGACGCGATAATCAGTGACGAAGACGCCGCCGTTTTGCGTGCGTATTGTGGAAACGACCTTGATGTGACCCAAGCATTGTCCAATAAACTGACCGACCAGGTTCAACTTCGTCGTTCGATGTCGGAACAATACGGGATTGACCTTCGAAGCAAATCCGACGCGCAAATTGCCGAAGCGGTGATCAAGTCAGAATTCACCAAAATCACCGGCCAAACAGCGTATCGCCCCGACATCGACCAAGTTTATTTCAACTACCAAGACCCTGGAATCATCGAATTCGAAACGCCGGTGTTGCGTGAAACCTTCGAACGCATTCTTGAAACTGACTTTGAACTTGGCGCCAATGGGGCGATGAAACTGCCTGATTGGCTGAAGAAAGAACCGATCATTGTCGGCGGGGTTGCGTTTCAAATGGGCATCGGCGGTTTGCATTCGTGCGAAAAGCGTCAGTTCATCGACGTTGAAAACACCGACATGCAATTGGCCGACTATGACGTTGCTTCGTATTATCCGAATATCATTCTTCAGCAAAAACTTTCCCCGCATTCAATGGGCGAACCATTCCTGAAGGTTTATCAAAGCATTGTCGAACGTCGCCTGGAAGCCAAACGCGCCGGCGATAAAGTCACGGCCGACACCCTGAAGATTTGTGTGAACGGGTCATTCGGCAAGTTGGGTTCGAAATGGTCGGCGCTATATTCGCCCGAACTGTTGATTCAAACCACCATTACCGGCCAATTGGCGCTTTTGATGTTGATTGAACGGCTTCAGGCGCGGGGAATTGATGTTGTCAGCGCCAACACCGACGGCATTGTGACTTATTGCGACAAGTCGCTTGATTCGGCGCTTCGTGAAGTTGCGTTCGATTGGATGCTTGACACGTCTTATGAATTGGAACGCACCGAATATTTGCGTTTGGCCAGCCGCGACGTGAACAACTATGTCGCTGTCAAAACCGATCGATCGTTCAAAGGGAAAGGCGTTTTCGCGCCAACGGGCTTGATGAAAAACCCTGATATGCCAATCATTCCCGAAGCGGTCGCCAAGTTCATCGCCAACGGAACGCCAATTGAAGAAACGATTCGAAAATGTGACGATATTTGTCAGTTTGCGACCGTTCGCCGCGTCAACGGCGGGGCGGTTTGGCGCGATCAATATCTTGGCAAAGCGGTTCGATTCTACTATTCGACCGAAGTTGAAGCCGAAGAACAAATCGAATACAAAAAGAACAACAACAAGGTTCCGAAATCCGACGGCGCAAAGCCTTTGATGGATTTGCCAAAATCGTTTCCGACCGACGTTGATTTCGGTCGATACATTGAAGCGGCCGAAAAGCTGTTGAAAGAAACGGGGTTTGAATTATGTCAAAAATAAATAATGGTGCGCTTGAAAGCCAAGTTGAAAAACGCCTGGTTGGAATGGTTCAGGCGCGCGGCGGGTTGGCACGAAAGTTCACCAGCCCAAATCAACGCGGTGTCCCTGATCGAATTGTGATTTGGCCTGAAGGCGTGGTTCACTTTGTTGAATTGAAACGCACCTATGGGAAATTGACCAAATTGCAACAACACGAACAAACAAAGCTGAAAAACCTTGGTTGTCAGGTGTTCACGCTTTACGGTATTGGTGACGTTGAAGAATACGTCAAAAAATATGGTGGTTAAATTTAATATTGTGATATGCTGTTTGGGTAATTTACCAAACGGAAAGTCAAAATGAAAACAATCGTTGAAGGTTATGAACGAAAGAAGCACCCGCTTTATGGCACATGGTTAAATATGCGTGACCGGTGCAACAACCCGAACAACAAAGACTTCAAGTTTTATGGTGAATGCGGAATTTCCGTTTGCAAAGAATGGGATGACTTTGTTGTTTTCGTCAATGATCTGAAAGCGATCGGGGATCGACCCGAAGGTTTCACGCTTGATCGAATCGATTCTTCAAAAAACTACGAACCAACAAACGTTCAATGGTCTTCAAAATCGAGACAAGCTAGAAATCAAAAAAGACGATCGACAAATAAAACCGGAACACCAGGCGTCAATAAAATGAAATGTGGCGGCTATATTGCGCGCATTCGACATAACGGCGAACGAATTTATATTGGTTATTTCAAAAATCTTGAAGACGCCGTTCAAGCCAGATTGACCAAAGAAAAAGAATTGGATTGGCACAATGTTAAATAGAACTGATTTACACCCATATCAAGAAAAGACGATTGAATTCATAAAGAAAACGAAGCGTTGCGGTGTGTTTTTATTCATGGGCGCCGGCAAGACGACATCAACATTGACCGCGATCACTGACCTTCAAGATTCGCTTGCCGTCGAAAAGGTTTTGATCGTTGCGCCGTTGCGCGTCGCAAACACGGTTTGGCGTCAGGAAAGCGAAAATTGGCGTCACCTTCGTCACCTGAAGGTTCAGGTTTGCACCGGAAGCGAACGCAACCGAATCGCGCAATTGAGTCGAACCGCCGACGTTTATGTGATCAATCGTGAAAACATCAAATGGCTGGTGGATTTTTACAAGAACAAATGGCCGTTCGACATGGTGGTGATTGATGAATCAAGTTCGTTCAAATCACCCAAATCACAACGGTTCAAAGCATTGAAGTCAGTGTTGCATTTGACCAATTACGCCGTGTTGCTGACCGGTACGCCGGCACCGAACGGCCTGTTGGATTTGTGGTCACAAGTGTATTTGATTGATTTCGGTCAATCGCTTGGGCGCACAATGACCAATTACAAGAAACGGTTCTTCGAAGCCACTGGCTATATGGGGTATAAGTTCGAACCGCGTGAAGGCGCTGAAGCAACGATTCACAAGTTGATTGAACACCAGGTTCTTTCGATGACGGCTGAAGATTATTTGGAATTGCCCGAACGCATTGACCTGGTTGAAAAGATCGCGTTGCCACCGGCGACCCTGAAAGCCTATGCGGAATTTGAAAAAGAACTGTTGATAGAACTGGAAGACGGTGAATTCGTCGAAGCGTCGACCGCCGCCGTGTTAGCCAACAAATTGTTGCAATGGTGCAACGGCGCGATGTATGTCGACGAAACAAAGCGATGGAAAGAAGTTCACAAAGCCAAGATCGACGCATTGGCTGAAATCGTCGAAGACAACAGCGGCGAAAATATCCTGGTCGCGTACAATTACAAATCCGATCTGGAACGCTTGAAAGCGAAGTTCCCTGACGCGGTGGTGTTGGACAACAACCCCGACATTGTTCGCCAATGGAACGCCGGCCAAATCCCGATGCTGTTAGCCCATCCAGCTTCAGCCGGCCACGGTCTTAATTTGCAGAAAGGCGGCGCACTGGCGGTTTGGTTCGGCCTGAACTGGTCACTTGAACTTTATCAACAGTTCAACGCCAGGTTGCACCGGCAAGGGCAAACGCGGCCGGTGCGGGTCGTTCACATTGTCGCCGACGGTTGCCTTGATGAACGGGTGATGCGTGTGTTGGCCGACAAAGACGCAACGCAAAGCAATTTGATCAATGCTTTGAAGAAAGATTTGCAAACAGAATAAACGTGTGTATAATAACTATATAAACGTTAAAAATTAAAGGTTAAAGGTTAAACGATGAAAACTTCGCAAAAAGTCTTATCAATGATCGCGTTGCTTGCGATCTTCGCAATTGCGTCAACAATGGATTTCGAAGACGCCAAAGTCGAAAATCAACAATATTGTGAAATGGTTGCTATTTGGAACGCTGACGCTGAAAAGGGTATTCCCAAAGCTGAGCGCGTCGGTTGGCCACCATACGAAGGTGAAGAACAATGCCAAAAGCAGTGACACCGGAACGCCAAACAACTAAGATTTGCCCAAAATGCGGCAATGATAAATTGGTGTTGTTGACCAGCTTACAATTGAAAATTTGCCCTGATTGCAACACTCAAATTCCGTGGTATCTTGACGAAGGCCAAAAACCCTTATTTGGAAAATGACAATGAACTTTGACGAATACCAACTGAAGGCCGAACAAACGTCTGTTTTCACGAATGAATTTTATCCCGCCGCCAGTTTGATGGTTGAATCGGCCGAACTGGCCGATCTGTTCGTGAAACCAATGTTGCGCGGTGATGATGAGAAACCAGGTCATCGCGAAAAGGTAATTTCTGAAGCCGGTGACGTGCTTTGGAATCTTGCGGTGTTATTGAAGCGACAAGGCATTCATTTGTCGGAAGTCGCCGAAAACAATATCACAAAGCTGGAAGATCGCGCGAAACGCGGTGTTCTTAAAGGTTCTGGCGGTGATCGTTAGTGTTCAATATCCCCTTGCCAATTCGAAACGCGAAATTCCGGTTTCGCGTTCGGCTTCACGCAAACTTCTATATTTTCGACCATCGATTTCAATTGGTTTGCATTTCGAATGTTGTCGATTGTAACTGTCACTAACGTTGTCTTCGATTGTCATCCATTCCAAATTTTCAACCTTGTTATTTAATTTGTCGCCATCAATGTGGTTTATGGATTTCAAATTTTTAGGATTTGGAATAAAACATTCGGCGACAAGTCGGTGAACAAAAACAGTCTTGTGTTCACCATTAAAACCAATGTTCAGTCTTTCATAACCATAACGATCGGCCCGTGTCGCCCTGTTTGATTTCGAATTAACGTGTCGGACAAAGCCGTTGTTCGACACACGATATTGTTTATAAACGGGATGGTTCGCCCACATTTATTATCACCTTATTTGAAAAGTTCGAAATGCGGGGCGTCGTAAAATGATTTGAAATGGCCACCCCATTTGACCTTCACCCCCGATTCAATCGCGGCTTGCAGCATCGCGGCCGCGATGATTGCCAGGTGTTCTTTTTTCCAAGACGCCTTCCCGTCAACATACGCGTAAACGTCAAGCGCATCGCCTGATTGGTGGCGGCTTTTCTTGGTGTAGCCGTCAGCCTTACTTTTGCCCATTGAATACAATTCGAATTGGCGGTCGTCAGTGCGAATACCACCATCTTGGGGAATACCGAAGTCAATCGGGCTGATTTCTAACGCCCTGGCCGCAACATCAACCAACCGTTGATCAACACCCACCATTCGATCAAGCGAACGCTGACTGAATTTGAACGCCATGTGTCACCCCTTGTTGACTGATTGTGTGAACCGACCGGTGACGGCTTTGGCGATGTCACCCATGTGCGGGGCGGCGAAATAAAACGCCAAGATCAGCATCACGGCGGGGTTCATGTCCATCGCTGACGCTTTGGCAATATCACCAACCGCGCTGATTTTTTCAGCGGTCACGACCCCATCGGCGTTGGTGAAAACGGCAATCATCGAACACAACACTGAAATCAGATACATCAACAACCAAACACCGGTGATTGAAAGCGCGATCAAACGTCGCGCCAGGTTTTGCCCTTGGGTTGCAGCCATCCAGCCGACAATCATTTGACGGGCTTCAGATCGGTCTTTTGCCGCCGCGTCAGCCTTTTCTTCGTCGGTGTAAACCAATTTATCAAGACCACTGGAAACACCGTCAATGACGGCATCCAGGGCTTTTTCGGTTCCAAATAGCCTTCCCCAAAATGACATTATGTTTTGTCCTCTTTTTTATCCAATTTTTCTTCAATACGATCAAGTTTCTTGAAAATAGCGTCGGATAATCGATTGAATTCGTCTTGTTTTACATAATGACCGGCAACAAGAACTTCAATCGAATTCACCTTTTCAACAAGTTCTTTATCTGAAGTTTGAAGGTCTTTTACAGCTTGCCAAACAGTTTTCAGCATGAAACCGAATATCATTCCGAAAAGACCCAAAATCCAATTTATTATTGTTTGATCCATGTTTGAATTACACCTCACTGATCGCCGCTGACCAAGCAAGCGTGACTGAAACAGCCGCCGCAAAATTGGTCGCATCGTCCACTGAAATTGAAGGTGTTAAACCAAGCGCCGATGAAACGCTTGCGTAAGCAATTCCGATTCTATTTCCAGCATACCCGCGATCATTCCGGCTTGATGTTATAGTTGGCGTTTTCGGATACGCATAATGGAATGTGACCGGCGTTCCGGTAACAGTCGACGATCCGGTGTTAGTTGTCACCGATTCGCTTCCGCGCTGTTCCATCATCCGCAACGGCAATACTTCATAGCCGCCTGACAAAGATGCAAGATAAGTTCCGGCGGGAAAACCACTAATATCATCAACAACAATGAAATCCGCTGCTGCCGTCCCGGAACTAACACCGCACAACAAAACAGCCAATGCGTCATTGACGTTTGCTTGCAATCCGGTGATTCGCACGTTGGTTTTAACTGTCGCCCCTTCGTTACGCATCCGGCAGAAGTAACTTGAAGAAGTCAACGCGTCAGCGTACAAGCGACAACTATCCGCAAAGAACGTAATGTCTTCAGTCAGGTTTGTCGTCAACACAGAACTGTTACCACCTATATCGAAAATCCCACGTCCTACCGATTTCGGATTACCGCCACAATAAATGTCGCAATCAACAATACCAAGCGATCCCCCGACCGGTTCAGCTGTTAAGATTACAAGGCCATTTAAGAAACTATGAATGGTACACCCACGGAACACGTTGTTTTTACCTTGCAACGAACAACCCTGATAAATTGTGCAATTTTCATAACTGCTGAATTCAGTGTTGCCGTGGAAATCAGCGCAATGCGTACCGCGACTAATATCGTTGCGTAACATGCAGCCACGGAAATGAATATCACGGCAAGGTACACAACCAACCTGAGCGTCACCGCCCGTTGCCGTGGCATGTCGCGCCGCGTAAACGTTACAATCTGTAATTGTCATGCTTTGGCTGTTGCCGATGCTGATTCCATAATCGTCACCGCCATCACCTTCGTTGTCGATGTTGCAGCCATGAATAATACCCTGAACACAACGCGCCAGATAAAGGCACGAATTATTCGAATGGCTCATGGTGATATTTTTAATAATTGGTTTGCGAATATGTTCGGCGAACACAAGCCCCACCGAAACATCACCTATGATTTTGAAATCTTGCAAGTCGACAACACCGCTTGTCAATTTGTAAACATCAACGTTCGCGGCCGTATAGCCACTATAAAGCGGTGACTTCAAAGTGATCGTTGTTCCGCTGACAGTTCGCACTTCACAGAATTCACCTTCGCGGTAGTTTGTGCGCCAAGGTGAATAACTGCTATCAGTCGGATTGTAAATTACAAAAATATCATCGGAAACCAACGACGACGCTGATACAGAAGTTAGTGTCAAACCACCTTTTGAAACCGACCCTGTTAAATCTTCAACTTGTGTCAATTGACCCTGAACGTCAATCACATAGCCACCTGTAAATAACGAATCGGATGCGTCAATAACGGTTTGATCACCATCGCCAAACATTACCAAATCGCTTGTTGACGAAAACGTTGAAGTGATTTTATACGTCCCACCTGGAAGATATACGCGTTTTCCGGTGTTAATTGCCGATTGAATAGCGGAAGTTGAATCAAACACGCCTGTCGGGTCTGCCCCAAAATCAAGAACAGAAACAATTTCGCGAAGTTTGCCTTCGACCGTTCGACTTGTTGCGCCAACACCGTCTTGCGTAAAAGATACAAGCGAAGAAACAAGACCGCTAATCGACGCCGCTGGTATTTTTTTAGTGTCAGAAAGTGACGTGTAAATCAATGACTCGTTTTTGTTTCGGACAGTCATCGAATAATCATCCGCGTCAACATAAAGTCGCGCTGGCGCACCACTGTTTGACGGGAACCCGTTTATAGTTCGAATGGGTTGCGGCGCTGGTACGGTCAACGCCGAATCAAAATACACTTGGATCGGGTTTGTTTCGGGGTCAAGATTGGCCGTACCAATATAAATATAACCGTTGTCGAGCGGATCACCATCGACATCATTGAAAATCGGAAATGGAACCGATAAAGAATTGGCTGACATGTTATTCGCTCTCCCGTGTCATTTGACGTTCAGTTTGAAACGCCGATAAAACCCATTGTTCTGGAAGCGACATTGCGCGTTCACCCCCAATCGCATTATAAAAACGTTTGAAGACAGGTGTCTTCACAAATTTCTTGGCCGCTTCTTCGCTTCCCGATTTCGCCATTTCGATGAATTCGGGCGATGTCACCAGTTCGTCGGCCGCTTTCATTGCGTTTGGTTTACCCTTCACCAGTGCGGCGGTGATACCTGAAGCAAGGCCGGCACCTGGCAACCCGACGGCGCTGGTGATTACTTCAGCCGCACCACCCATTGAAGCGCGTTTGGCGGTGTCGTAAATATTGCCAAGCAACGTATCTGCGCCGCGAATTTCTTCGGCGACAACCTGAAGGCGACCGGTTGTGATGCGTTCTTTGGACGCCTGACGAATACCGTTCGACACCCGATAAAGATCGGAAAGGCGTTTTCGGGCTTCCGGTGGCAAATTCGCCATCAACGCCGCATGTGCCTTTTTGTTTGCCAACAAACCTTCGTACCAATTCGCGTATGATGTGAAGTTCAATTGCCCGTTTCGTGCATTCTTCCCAAATGCCGACGCCAAGCCACTGGCAACAACGTCTTTTCGAATATCTTCGGGAATTGCCTTCACCAGGTTCACGAAACCGCTGACATCGCCGGTTTGAATTTTCTTCACTGACGTGTCGAGCGTCTTCAGAATGGTTCGGTCAAGGTTCTTCCCGAACAACGATGCCATGTCGCTTTCAACACCTTTTCGCATAGCAACCGTTTGGCGTGCCAAATTGAAAGTGTCAAGAACGCCCATTTGGTCAGCGATTGTTTGTTGGTCTTTCAACAATTCGCGTTCCAGGCGCTTAATCATGCCGCTGTTGGCGTCTTTGAATGGGCCTTCGCCCTTCACCCGCGCCGACGTTAAATCCTTGCGAATGCGATCAAGGCGCGCATACGTCGGCATTTCTTCACCGATCTGTTCGCCGGCTTCGTTCAGAACCGGTCGCGGTCGCAATTGTTTCAACAAAGCGCGTTCTTGTGCCGAAAAGAATTCTTCGCCGCCCAATTCGTCGGCCTGACGTTCCAAGAACGTGATCAGGTTGTTGGCTGGTGCATCGGTCTTCGGTGGTATCGCTTCGTTGACTTGCTTGTATAGTTTTTCGGCGGCGTCATCCAATTGGGTTTGAACTTGCGACAAGCGGGTTTTCACCGTCGCGTCAATTTGACTTAAATCAGTTAAACCACCCAATTCGTCAATGATGTCGTCGGCGCGTTGCCCGATCGCCTGATAACCTTGCAATTCAGCGGTTCGCGCTTGTGAACCAGGAACCGACTTCACGGCTTGGGAAAGTTCGCGAAACGCCTGGTTGGTTGACACATGATCGGGCTGAAGGTATTCATCAACACCCAATCGTTGCGCGGCTTCAATCACTTTCGGATCAGGCATCGCTTGTTCGGCAAGAACCCTTTGTGCTTGGGTCGCACCAACGCCACCTTCGGCGGCTTTTCGTGCTGTTGCACCAAGTTCACCGGTTGTCATTGCTTCGGCGCCTTCAGGCATAGCGCCCATCGGCGAAGGTTGTTTTGGCGTCACACCAATTGTCGGTTCAACGCGTGGTGCCGGTTTTGGTGCGCGCATAAAACGTTCGTATGCGCGCCCAAGTGTTTGACCGCCAGCCTGAAGACCTTTGCCGACTAAATAGCCGCCCCCACCAGCCAAACCGGCCAACGGAATTTGTTCAGGGTCGAATTCACCGCCGGTTGCAACTTGCGACCCTTCAATAACCGCTTGCGTCGCCGCCGCACCACCAATTTGACCAGGCAATGTGACAGCGCGACCGGCTGGCGTAAATGCAGCAATGCCGGAACCCGCACGCGGAATATCCGACACGCGGAAACCTGGTTTGATTGCATATTCTTGACCGTCAAGTGACGACTTCATAATGAAGTTGCCTTTGGAATCACGACGAACGTCGATGCCAGGGAAGTTCGCTTTCAGAATTTGAACGGTTTCGGCCGGATCAGTGATCAACGTGCCAAGCGCCGATTTGAAGCTAGCCATGCTGAACGAATTCATTTCGGGCATTCCACCCCAATCAGGCAACGCTTCGATTTCTGGCGTGCTTCGTTCTTCACCCGTTACCATTTCACCGACACGTTCAAAGAATCCCATCGATTTGGTGGTTTGAAGTTGAACGCCTTCAGGCAACAACCATTTACCTTCAGCAACGTCTCGTTCCAGTTGCATCATGTCGTCGCGGGTCATTTGACCGTTTTGATACGCGTCAACAATACCTTGGTTCAGCATCGGCGCGGTTTCAACCTGACTTTGGTTCACTGGTTGAATTGTTTGTGATTCAGGTGTTGCCGCGACCGGTGCCGATTCTTGCTGAAGCGTCGCCCCTTGCGGCAACGTCATTTTTCCTGATTGAACGTCAGCTTCGTATTCAGCCGCATCTTCCGGCGTCATTGCGCCGGAAACATACGCTTGATAAATGGCATTGATGGTTTGTTCATCCATTATTGGGCGCCCCCTTGGGTTGTATATTTCATGTAACCTGGCGCCGACGCGGCCGGTTTTTGTTCAGTTTCGTCTTCGGGCGCACCGACGCCGGCGCGTGAACCGAAAATGTTTTCGGGGTTCAGGTTGTAACTCTTGATTACAAAACCAAGATCGTCACGAACACGCTTGTCTTCGCGTTCGGCGGCTTGCATGTATTTCTTCGCCAGGTTGGCGAAGGTCTTGCGCTGTTCGTCTTTCAACAGTTCGCCGCTGTTAAGACGCTTCAACCAAGATTCCAGCGATCCAACCAAACCAGCGGTGTTTTGTGCGCTGGCGAATTCGGTTTCGCGAACAACGGAACCAGGGTCAAGCATCTTCATAAACGACGTAATCAACGCAATATCGCCAGCGCCTGTTTTGTCGCCGGCTGATTGCTGAATGATGTCAAGGTTGCGGGTTCCTTCCGACAAACTGGTTGTGCGCTTTTGATAGTCGCCGCGTAATGTATTTTCCATGTTGAACGTTTTTTGCGGATCAACAACGCCGTTTTCCATCGCCTTCAGTTCAAGCGCCAATTTTTGCGTTTCCGCGCCCAATTTGTCGGTTCGCGCCAACGCTTCTTTCGTTTGCTGTTGGGTCAAACCAAGATCGGCCGCTTGCTTTTCAAGCTGACCAGGCAACAACTGACGTTCGCGCTGTTCCGATTGAAGTTTTGTCCAAGTTTCACCGAACTTGTCGACGCCCATTGAAGACGCCAGGAAAAGGCCGGCCGACGTTTTGGCCGCGTTTGGATTGGTGCGAACAAGCTGAAGCAACGCATTCGCCGAATCAACATCGGCTTGGCGACCGGTGTTTTGCGCCGCTTCAAGCTGACGCTGAAGCAATGATTCGGCAATTTCAGTCTGACCGGCATCAAGCGCGGCAAAAATGTTCAATGCTTCAGCGCGTTTCGCTGAAGATTGTTGCTCGGTCAATTGTGCCAACGGGGCTTTCAGATTTTCAGCCATCGTCGGATATTTCAACATTAAATTGGTGTAATCATTAACCGTTGGGTTTGGATTCGACGCAAGCAACGCAAGATCAGCTTGCATTTGTGCGGTTTGAAGTTTTTGTTGTTCAGCCGCCGCTTCTTTTTCGCGCTGTTGACGCAAATTGACGCCCGTTTGATAACCAGCCATTGCCATTTCAAGCGGGGAACGAACGTTTTGTTGATATGCTAAATAATCCAGTGCCATTTTTCGCGTTCCCCTTAAAATTTGCCGAAGCTGCCTTTTGACATTCCGGCAACGGTGCCGATACTTCCGGCAATATTACCCCACATTTGCGCTTGGGCTTGCCCTGAAGCCAACGCGGCTTGCGCTTGGGCTTGCCCTGATTGCTGAAGCAAGTTGCCGATGTCAGCCGCCGATTGCATTCCTTGGGCTGCTTGTCCGGCGGCTGAAGCCTGACCCATTTGACCCAAACCAGCCAATCGGTTGTATTGGGTTTCGAGCGCCTGTTGAAGCATTTGCGGCCGGTATTGTGCCAACGCGGCTTGAATATTTCCCCCGCGTAAACCGCCGGTGGCCGAAGCCTGTTGAAGCAATGCTTCTTCACCTTGGCGAACTTGTGCTTGAAACAATGGTGATTGTTCAATGGCGGCAATGGCCGCTTGCTGTTCACCTGGCGCACCAAGACCGGCCAAAACACCCATCTGTTGAATGGCGGGTTCGCCGGCGGCAACATAAGGTGCAAGCAATTCTTGCATTGCGTCGAATTGACGACGCTGTTCAGCAATCGACGCTTCGGTTGACGCCTGTTGTGCGCCAGCGGCCGTTTCGGCGGCCCCTTCTTGCGCTTTGCTGGACATATAGCCACCAACAACGGCGCTTCCAACCATCGCGGTTGCTATTCCTGACATGGTTTGTTTTCTCCAATTCCAGACAACGACAACGCTTGACGATAATCAACGGTTAATTCGTCGCCCTTTGTTCCACCGGCACAACCGCGAATATTAGCGATTGCGACCAAATAAATGTCGCCGTTGTCGACTTTTACAAATTTACAATTCGGGTTTTTGGCATGATTTACAAATCGACCGGCGGGGGTGCGAAATCCGTTGATTCGTGCCGGTGCAATAATGGTTTCGGCCGGAACCGGCCAACTTAAAAATAACCCCTGACCTTCAATATCGGATTCGCGAACACTGGTTGCGGTCGCCCATTCGGAAGGCATCGGGATTTGATCGGGTTCGTTTTCGGATTGTTGGCGAACGGTTTCGGGGTCAAACCCAACTTCGCCCAACATGGCAAAGAAGTCGTCGCGGTCGTCTTGATGTGACGCATGGCGAAAAACCTTCAAATCTTCTTCGTGTGAAAGCCAGGTGTCGCTTTTATCAAGAAACGTCGCTTCCAATGTGTCGATGTCGGTTTCGTCGGTGGCATAAATGTTTTGCCAAACGCACGTTTCCATCACATAACCGACTTTGCGACCAGGTTGGCCGACGAAAATCATCGGGGCTTCAAGAACACGCACGCGATCACCGTCGACCATTGCAACTTTACCGGTCAACATGATGTTCAGGTGTTCAAATCGTTGGGAATGCCCGACGGCAATAATGCCTTTCGGCAAGGTGACTTCGCGAACGTAAATACCTGGCCCGAAGTGATGGGCAACAGGGCAATCGGCTTGTTCCATGTTCAACATAGCGGCTTCGATCTGTTCGATTCCGTCATGCTTCGCGATAGCTGTTGGTTTTTCTTTGATTAGTGCCGTCAACTTCTTCTCTCCAATAATGAAGGATTGAAGCCGCCGGTCGCTTCCGAATTATACAAAACTCGACAATTATCATTTTGAACGATAATTGTCGAAAAATCAACTTGTAATAACACGTCCGGTCGCGCTAATGGTTAGCGATGACGCCGCACCAGCCAACGTACTAATAAAACCACCCGATTCAAGCACCTGACCAACCAGTTCGGGGCAAGTGTAAGTTTCGCCAGGTGCAATTGTTCGCGACTTCATAACAAGGTTCGAATCACCTGGCGAACCACCGCTGGCAACCAGGTTCGCGCTGAAATCAACGTTGTTCGCCGACGTATTGGTGACGGTGAATTTGTCGATGATGGTTTTCGCATTGTCAGAAGTGTATTGCCCTGTTTGGGTGTTTTCGGCTTGCTTGCGCGGAATAATGTTCAGAACTTCAACGGCCATAAAATACCCCTTATAATTGAATTTGTGCGATTGATGTGATGCAAGACGGCGCCGCCGGCGAATAGGCTGTTGCGGCGATATTATTGATCGAAACAGCGGTGTCGGTTGCACACGCCCACATAACTTGAAGGTAATCACCTGCTTGCATCGATACAATATATGTTGTCGAAAAAATTATTGTCGCCCCGTTGTGCGCGATTGTCTGATAACTGTTGGTGTTCGCAATATCAACACCGTTCAATCGCAACCATGTTTCAACGTCCTTTTGGCTGGAATTCGACGATGTATATTGGTTCGAAACCGACACTTTATAAAGACCAGCTTGTGAAACGGTCAATTGTGTCGGATTCCCGCCCCCGTCGTTTTCAACTGTGATTCCGTGTGAAATATCGGTCGTGTTATGCTTGATCGGGTACGCGGTGCTTGTTGCCGCCAAAGTCTGAATCGTAGTGTCAGAAAATGAACCGTAATCAAGCCCGATCGGGATTGTTGGTCGAACCATTATTTCGCCATTTGTACTGTCAGAAACCAGTACAACAGCGACAACAGTCACTTCATTTGGCGCCGTCGGCCTTATGTTTGTTAGTTCACCGGTTGTTGTCGGTGAAGCATAAAGAATTGTTCCGGTTGACCAACTGGAAGTATTCAAACCGCGAACTTTACCGAATGTCGTGACTTGACCGATTTCGCCGTTGCTGAAATCTTGCGTAGCGACGCCGATAAAATACAATGATGAAATCGAACCGTCGGCAATATATTTGCTGATTTTAATTTCACCATTTACACCAGCGAATCCAACAACTGAACCGTTTGTGATCGTTGCGCCAGTGTCATTTTCGGCGCGTAGGTATTGTTCAAAACCAACTTGAAGAACCGATCCACCAATAGCAATATTCAAACAATTTTCAGCAGAATTCCACCACATACGCCCGTTCTTTTCGACGACCGACGGGTTCATGTCAAAATCGATGTAAGAAACACGAATCTGATCTTCAGCTTCTTTCATCGGCGCTTTCACCAGGGTTTCAAGCGAATCGGCGATGCTGGCAAGCAAATCAACCGCTTGTTGTGAACGCGCGTCAGCGGTTCCCGCTTGAATCAACGCATCTTCGATTTGTTTCCCAAGTTCATCGGGAATCAATTCAAACAGTTTTTCAAACGCACGAATTGAACGTTGATCGGGAAGAAATTTCGCCAGGTCGGCGCGTGTAGGTGAAC